CTTGGATACCAGCCTTTAAATTAGAATCATTAACAACTAAGTGATGATATATTCTACCATCAACATAGAAACGTCTAAAAATATCATGCCCTAAGTCATTAAACTTGAGCATATTTAATACAATACTAAATTCTTCTTGAATTTCTTTTTTAATTTTATCTGAAGCTTCTACATCATCTAGGACTAATTTAACAGCAAGCCCTTTATCTTCAATAGTAACAGCTTCATTTACAATATCTTCGATAGCAGCATCAACTTCAGGGTGCATTGCAACACCTCGATACTGTCTAATTAACTCTACATTATCCTTGGATTCATCACCATCTAGGTTTACATATTGACCAAAGTGAGAACCAGATGCAGTAACATAACCCGCACCATCATCATCTGTTGGAGGGACAATAGAATCAAGCTGATTCTTAGCAGCGGCTTTACGTGCACCCGCTCTACGAATTTCAAAACCGAATAAATTAATACCTTGATTTTCTGCCATAGTTTCTTTCCGTTTAAAAATAGGGTAGAGGAATTTCTCCCTCTACCTTATTATTTATAACAACTTTAAGTAGTTGTATTTGACTCCCAGTACTGGATTTGGAATTCAACTGGGAATTCCTCAATAGCACCTGTAGTGTCATAGTTCAGATCAATAGCACCTACATTGGTTGGGAAACAACCACGGAAAGTGTATGATTTAAGAACTGATTCGTCACGATCTAATTGATCAACAATAAGATCAGCTTGATAATCTGCTGGGTTAACAAGACCTGTATTAGTTGAGTGCCCGTTAATTCCGTTCATCCATGCTTCCATGGAATCACGAACAGCAAAGTCAGTTGTGTTGATAATCGTTACAGTCCATGGTTCAAATGTTCTGTCGCCAGCAATCTGTAATTGTCTACCTCTGAATGATACAGGGATAGGTGAAATTACTGATGCAGGTAACTGAGCACCTTTACACATGAATGATGTTTGTTCGACGTTGCCACCTGCATAAGCTGGGAAGTTGACTGTTACCTTAAATAGGTTAGGTCTAGCTCCGCCACCAGCAAGTTTGGCTTTAAAATCGTCTACTCCTAGAATAGCCATTTAGTTTTTCCTCTCTATGCTACTTATACAGTGCCTACAACTTCTTCAAACTCTACTCCGCTGCGTACTGCAACAAAGTTAAGTGTGATAAAGTTGATAGACCGTGCTGGTTTAATGAAGATATTTGCGACAAATTGATTACTATCAATAATAGAAGCTGTATTATTTGTTTCGTTACAAACTACTTTAAAATCTGTAAGACCACGGCGACCCTTGATTTCTCTTAGGAGTGGTTCTACTATGTTTACAAATTCTGCACGTGTGAACTCATCATTAAGTTCAAACATTACATTCTTAGCTGCTTCTCCAATTGCTCTTTCTAATGTTAAGAACAATCTGCGAACATTAATACGATCAAATGCTGATGGTCTAGTTAAGTGAGTTTTATCACCAAATAATAGAACACCTTGACCTGGGATATTACCAACCGAGTTAACACCAGCTTTATATAATGTATCACGTTGTGCTTTAGTTGGGCTGTATACAGTAGATGTTACACCTAGATATTGACCACGTCTTCCACCGGCTGGTGAAATCCAAGGTGCGCCATTTGCGTCTGCGGCTGACATAATACCAGCTGTAGATGAAGATGAAGGAATGTTAATATACTTATCGTTGTACTTATCATATACTTTTATCCAGTTACAATCAACAAATAGTGTTGAATCGAATGTAAATGTATTAGTTGTAGTTACTATGTTAGTTGTAATTGTTGCAGGGTCATTAATACCTACTACATCATTCTTAGCTGGTCCAGCTACAACAACACAATCTTTACGTGCTTTAGCTGTAGCAACAAGATCATTAACAACAGTTGCTTGATCTGAACTAGTAGTCATGCCTGGGGCAATAAGAAAGTCGAGTTGTACTGTATCTACATCTTCATATAGATCATATCCACTGGCCATATTCCCAGTGCTGATAACAGAAGCATTAGCGCCACCGGTAAGATTATAAGTCTTAATAGCAGGTGATGAAAGAATAAAGTTTTCTCCACTGTCCGCTCCAGTTCCAGCGCCTACATCTGAGAATACTGATTCAAAACCAGCCATCCAAACATAGTTTGAACCTTTGTTAATAACTTCTTTTACATAGTTAGTTGATCCATCTGCATTTTTAGCATCAGATGCTAGTGATACGAATGGGAATGTTTCTAATACACCACCTTTTGAACCAAAGCTACCTAAGGTATCAATAACTGCAATGTGTACTTCGTCATTCAAAGCATTTTTATCTGCAGCATATTGTGATGTTGCAGGTTCTGCGTCAAAACTGGAGTTATAAGCCCAGTTAGTAAATGATACAGTATGTGCTGGACATACTTGAATCTGTAGTGTGTTACCGATTTCACCTGGGTATTTACCGATAAATGTATGTGAGTCTGAGTCACGTGCAGAGATTTGGGTATCCCAATCGTCTGCATTGTTTACTGTAGGGTTAATACCAGTTGCATTTATATTATCATGCGAGTTAATCTGCCCTGTTCCTACTACACGAGTTACAAATAAATCTGAGCTATATCTTAGATAGTAAGCAGCTCCGTGAAAATCTGGTGAATAAATATTATCTGGTGATCCGAATGTTGAAGCAAGTTCAGTTTCATTTGAAACCTTAACTCTTGTGTTCACAGGACCCCAGCGGAATGCGCCAACAAATGCACCAGTTGTAGATTGTACATTAGGCACTATGCCTGATAAATCTACTTCTTTGATAACAATCGCAGGACTTTGGGATGGTGTTCCAATTGCCATGTTTTTATTTCCTTTTAAATGATAAGATAGTTCATAATACGGCGGGATTTCAAGTTACAGTGTTATTTATAAGAAAATTATTCCTACTTAATTTAGATCCCACTTATCAGAAAGAGCCCAACCAAGTCTATCTTTATCAACCTCTGGTGGTATATCGTTTAGACCATCATCTGTAAAACCAAATGGTAATACATCGGCTTCTATTTCTTCCATTCTTTGTTTAAATAGCATATCTTTAATATTAATATCCGTCATATCACTAAAGAAAGCTGAACTCGCAAAGTAACCAAACATCACAAGATTCATAACCAAATCGTCGTGATTACCATTTGATGCTTCAAAAGAATTGCCTTTAGATTCAAATGTGGATATTTCTATAATCGTTTGCTCATCCACAATATCAAGTTTATGGCTTTCTAATATATCTTTAAAGCCAGAACAACCAATTCTTTTAACTTTTCTGGTCATCTCTACACCAAGACCAGAGTTTTTAGTTGCTGATTCAACGTGCATATTTTCATATTCTAAGTCTTGATAAAGACCATTACATACTAAAGCACCTTGATCATTTGATTCTATAATAACATAGGCATTATTATATGCTGTAGCAAACTTAGCAATAATATCAGGGAATAGAATAGGTGATATTCTATTATTTCTATAAACAGCTACTTGTTGAAATGGAACTGTACTAATATCAATAATATTAAATGTAGAATAATCTTGACCTCTACCCTTTGCAACATCAACCATCATAAGATATTCGTGATCTTTTATATTATCTTCATATATTAAACAATCACCATTTACCCTTTTAGGATTCTTTGCTCTTAGTTTCAGTAATGTCTCTGCATCAATAAGAGTATCACCAGTACCAAAAAATGTATTACCAAACTCTTGATCAAACTGTAGCTGTGATGTATTACCTACTGTTTGTTGTTTCCATATCTCATCTCTGCCTGGAACATCCCACCAATCAACTCTGAAAGGAATAAACTGGTTAGTTTTTTGCATTGCGCCTTCCCATATCTTATGGAATACGTTACCAATACCATTAGCTGTAGATGTAATAATAACCTTTGTATCTTTACCAGATGATACAACAGGATATGTCGATGTATAGAATTGAGCATCATTCTCAACAAAAGCAAACTCGTCTAAAAATAGTAAGTTGATAGATAGACCACGAATAGATGATCCACTTGTAGCAGAAGCAAGTATTTTGGAATTATTAGAAAATTCAATAGAACCTTTATTAAGTGCTTTAGTGCCTGGTTGTAGAAAGAATGGTAGGTTCTCTAACATAAGAGTAACACGTGCCAACATCTCTCTAGCAGTCGCACCTTTATTAGCAAGAATAGCAATATTCTTTTCTGAATGAAATAAAGCAAACCATAGAATATATGCTACAGATGATATTGATTTACCAGATTGTCTACAAGCTAATACAATAGAGAAGCGATTAGTATTAAAGTGATCAAACATTTCTTCTTGATAAGGATATAGCTCAAAGTTAACCAGACCTCTATCTAAGTGTATAACTTTGCAATACTTCTTTGCAAAGTACACGGGATCTTCCATACACTTTTTATATTCAATAATCTCATCTTGAGTCCATGGAGTGATTACTCCATCTTTCTTAACATGATTATTGCCTAAATAACCATGCTCTTTACTCATCTTTAATTCTTGGTGTAATATCAATCACATTATTTACCTTAGCCTCTGGCTGTTCGGTTTTTACATCCTGTAGCATACGCTGTAAATCTGTAGTAGAACCTATAAAGACATTATTATTTGTAGTAGCATTATCCAATGCTGGCACATCACTCTTATTAATATCTTTATTCTTTTTATTAAGATCCATTAGCTTGTCATTAACATCAGCCACGTTCTTAATCATACCAGACAATACCTCATAAGCACGAGGGTGTTCTGATTCTCTGGCAACTTCCATCATCATACTCAGGGCATCTTGTCCCTTTTCAATCAGATCATAATAGGTGTCTCTTGACTTATCATAGTCACTTTTAATATTATCATCATCCGTCATCGCTCGTTATTTCCTCATAATTATATGTCTGAGTAAACCCATAGTCAGAATCATATTGGGGTATTACTGTAGGTGTTGTAGTTATTGTACTGTATTTAGTACCTGCAGTAAGTTCAAATTCAGTAATAGCTTTAGTAATTATTTCACCATCATCAATTGGTCCAGTAAAGTTAATCTTAACTTCAAAGTCAAGAACATATTGTACTGTTTGTCTTTGTTCTTGTAATCCTTCACCTTCGTTAATAAAAGATACTGATTGTAAAGTGATAGGAACATCTTCTTTTATATCAGGGTATTCTTTATATGGTTTCATAGTAACAGTATATTGGGGTGCAAAGTAAGGTAGTATCTGTTCTACAATTTGTAATGCATCATCTTGATTATTTGCATAGACACCTAAAGAAAATGTAACAATATAAGGGGTCGATTGTCTAATCTTAGCACGTTGATTATTATCGGCTGCAGTTGCAGCTCTTAACTGAGTATTAGTTTTTGCTAATTGTCTTGTTGAGTCATATGCTATTGAAGTCATTTCAAAAGACATTCTAGGAAGTTTAATAGCAACCGAATCGTCTTTACCAAATTCGCCTACTTGCTGTAGTCTTGCAATAAACTTTGATCTAGGAGAATAAGCTAAAGGTACTCTAAGCGTACTTAACACTTTATTATTATTATCTGTTCTTATTACATATATTTTAGTAAAAAGTGAACCAAATATTGCAACAGTTTTTCTGAGTCTCTCATGGTAGAAATAATTATTAAACATTAGCTAGTAAATCCTGTGCTATTAACAACTTCACCAAATGGATTACCTTCTGAGAAATCCAAGAAATCTTCTATTTCTGTGGCAAATTCTAAGTTCTGTTCATTAGATGCTAAGTTATTAGATTCCGAAATTGAAGTAACATTTGCAAGTGCGTTATTTGTTAAACCTTGTATTTGAGTGCTTGTAATAAAGCTATGGAAATCACCATCATTAGCACCCGCATGAATAACTTTTAGTATATTAGTATCAGGATTCCATGATGCAACTTCACCAGACATAATAACACCACCAGCAATAGTTTGATTTACTGTCTCGCCAACAATAAAGCCATTTGAATCACTATCAAGTGTTAAATCAAAGCTGAAAGCATTTGCCGTTTCAATAGTATCAATAGCAAGATTACCTGTACTAATATTTTCATCATTATATTCAAATAATTCACATCTTAGTTTATAAACAGGTAAATTATTTAACTGATAAAATGGCTGTTCGTGCTCAACGTGCATAATCTGAAATAGTTTATTTGCAAATGGTGTATAAATTAAATCACCTTCTACTGGTCTATCTGTCTGGATCTCATTATCATACTTTCTTACAGTTTCATTCCACCGTCTTTTAGCCATGATAAGAGTAACACTGTCTCTAATCTCAACACCAAATTTACTGAATAAATCACCTTCTCCGTCAAAACCATCATTGCTTTCAACATACATTTCAACTTTATAGCTGGAATTAAAAGATGATACAGGATCTTCTTTAAATATAGAATCAATATTAACCAAATCTCTCGGCATATAATATAGGTCTTGCCCATATATCTTTACCGCTTCAATGATTAAATCTTCATATAGAAGTTGTTCTGATCTGTGTCCGTCTGAGAAATATAAATTGCGCATATTAACCTACAAAGAAGTCTACAGGAAGTTCATGTTCCATTCTTAGATCCTCTTCAAGTTTTAACACTTCTGCTGTTGCAGCTTCTAATATAACCATACCATTCATTGTTACACCTCCAGGTAATTGCATACCTTCAAACTTACTAAGGTTCTGACCCCATTGTTGTTTGATAAGTGCTGTTACATATTTTTTTAACCATTTATCATTATAAACCGATGTATTTGATACAGGGTCTACAAGTTGAAAGGCTTCTACAATAATGTATTGTCCAGCAATTACATCTTGTGTTTCAAACTCTCCGTGTATATAAAGTCTACCTTCATATTGTGAGAAATTAACTTGAGGTAATCCGTTGAGTTTTGATTCTATCATAGAGATATGTTGTTGCATCATTGTATAATACGCCATATCACCCATAAATCTTCCCATTACAGCAAGATCATTTAATCTAAGTTGATAACCAAGTGAGAACATACCAGTAGAACTATTTCCACTATTTATAGGTAAAACCCTTTTTACAAAGATATAATCTGATGGTATTGGAATATAACCATTAGTAATATCATCTGCTGTTACTTGATGTTTTAGATAAACAATTTTAGTTGCATCTGAATGATATTCTTGAAAGTATTCAATGGCTTCATCTAATCTATCTTCCAACTGCTCTTCATCTACATTTATTTCGAGTACAGGTTCCCCTAATCTACGCTTAGCATAGTCTATTAAAGTATCTCTTGAATTAGGTTTAGCCATTGTTTATTCCTGTTCTTATACAGTTCTATTTATAAGAGTTTATAGTTCGTCAGAGTCATGTAAATACTGATCAGGAAATTGTTCTTCATGTGCTGCAAGCATTAATGCTTCAGTATCAAACTCCTGTACAGTAGCATCATCACGGTACGATACACTAGTAGATTCTGTTAAAGAAATTGCTCCTTCATTAATAATAAAATAGCCTTCTGTTTTAGTTAATATAGCCATTACGCTGTTCCTCCATCTGAAATTGTCCATCCGTCAGTGCTAATTAGATTAGCTCTTGCTGCTGCTGCTGTACCACCTGCTGTATATTGACTGTTCCCAAAGTTAGGAGACATACCATCAAATGGATCCTGAGCATCCCAATTGACTAATAGCGCATCATAACGTGCGGTGGGTAATGTTACACCACCCATAAATATACTCAAAGCAGAGGTACTGTTAAGGGCTTCAATATTAAAGTTCTCAACGCCAACAA